ATATGAAATGGTTGATGTAGCTAAAGTCATTAATGAGTTTTATCCTGATATTCGTTCTGTAATCAAAGTATTACAATCTAATATTAAGGAAAGTAAATTAGTTGTTACTGCTTTAGATGATAATTGGACTAAACAATTGGTTCAAATACTATCTAAACGCGAGAAAAATGCTTGGTATCAAGTACGCCAACTTGTAGCTGACGCTCAAGTAGACGATTTTCAAACCGCTTATCGCTATATGTTTGAGCATTTAACCGAATTTAGTTATGGAAATGATGCTCAACTATCAGTTATATTAGATGATTTTATCTGGAGAGCAGGTGTAGTGCCTGATAAAGAAATTAACTTTGCTGCTTGTATAGCCAAAGTATTAGAAACAATCAAAAAACAAGTATTATAATGGATCAACAAATGAACCTAAACATTGGTTTAGACAAGACATCACCAGTATCCTGCGATAAGTGTGGTAGTCAAGTTTTCCAAGAAGGAGTATTGCTTAGAAAAGCATCTCGATTATTAACAGGAACAGCACAAGATGCTTTGATTCCTATTCAAGTGTTTGCCTGTATGAGTTGTGGAAGTGTGAATGAAGAATTCTTACCAATACAAATGAGACAGCAACCACAATCACAACCCACTGAACCTGAAGAAGAAAAAGGTGGTAGAATTATTAAATTTTAAATTATGATAACATCAATAGCATTACTTATAGTAGCAATTGCCAATGCAGTTACAGTATACTATAGTACTAAAAGAATGGATAAACTCCAAGACCAGATAAATGATTTAGGTCAACAAATCTATGACACTAATTCCCTACTTGAACGATCAGAAAATCTTCAAAGAGCAATTAATGATAATTTAGATAAACAAATCAAATCTCAATACAGTCATTTTACAAGTCGTATTGATAAATTGAAGAATGACGTATTACAAAATACAAGACAATACTAATGAATATATTTGACCATATTAAAAATATCACAACTAATAAAGGAGCATACTTAGGAGATGAAGGTTGGAACAACTGGATGATTAATCGTTTCCTCAGTATGGATCCTGATTATTGTGAAGTAGTTAATGTTGTTCAAAAGAATACTTGGCAAATGAAGGGCGAACACCTATATAATTTGTATAAGGATCTTATCCCCAAACAATACAAGTATCTTAAATATATTAAGCCTAAAAATAAGAAAGATTATGATGCTGGCGAAGTAGAAGCAGTATCATTGTATTTCGAAGTAAGTAAAAAGGAAGCTAAAGAATATATTTCAATGCTTCCTAAAGACGAATTAAATAATATAATATCACAAATCAATGGAAAGTAAAGAATACTATTATACCGAAGATGAGAATGGAGAATTACACCAAATAGACTCAGTTGTAAGTTCAATTATTACTCAGTTTACAACAAGAGCTATTATGGGGAAGAAAAAATATGGTGTTACTTTAGACCGTACTGATTTATCTTTACTTGAGTGGATTGAGCACGCTAAACAAGAGCATATGGATGCTATCTTGTATTTAGAAAAAATTAAACAAGAAATTAGTGGGAAAGAAAAAATTAACTGAGGTTGAACTTAAGATAAAAAACCACCAACAACCTGAGGTTAATCCTGCATTTCATAAAACTGTATCTTACTCTCAATATACTATGTGGGCTTCATGTCCTCATAAGTGGTATTTAACTTACGTAGAAAACAAACAACCATACCAAGCTAGTATTCATACTGTGTTTGGAACAGCATTTCATGAAACTATACAATCGTATCTTGAAACGATGTATAATGTAAGTGGAGCTGCAGCAGACAGAATGGATTTGGAAGAATTATTCCAAGCTAAATTCTCAGAAGTATATTCTAAGGAATATAAGAAAATGGGATCTCATTTTACTACACCTCAAGAAATGGGAGAATTTTATGAGGATGCTGTTGCTATAATGAAATGGATCAAGAAAAACAGAAATATATTATTTAGTATTCGTCGAGTAAAATTATTAGGTATTGAAATACCAATATTAACAAATGTTGCTAATAATGTATTTTTAAAAGGATTTATTGATTTTGTGTTGTATGATGAAGATTTAGATAAAATTTATATATATGATATCAAAACATCAACACGAGGGTGGGGAGATAGAGAAAAGAAAGACGATAGTAAAATTGCTCAAGTGTTATTATACAAGGAGTACTTTTCAAAACAATTTGGGGTCGATATTGAGAAAATTGAAGTCGAATACTTCATTGTTAAACGAAAAATCTGGGAGCAATCAGAATACCCAACCCCAAGAGTCCAATCATTTAAACCAGCAAGTGGTAAAATCAAACGAAAGCAAGCAATAGATAATTTTAATAATTTTCTTAAAGATTGTTTCGATGGTTTTGGGAAACCACAAATAAAATCGTACCTTAAAAATGTAGGCGAAAGCTCATGTAAATGGTGTCCTTATAATGATTCACCAGAGCTTTGCGACAAAATCATAGTTTCTTAAAAATTTATATATTTATATCCGAATATATAAAAACTACAAACTATGGCAGAAAAAATGCAATTAACAAGTGTAAAGGTGCCTGAATCGTTATTTGAAGAATTCAAAATAGCCTGCGTTAAACATAAATTCAGCATTCAAAAATTAACAGAGCGTGCAATGTATTTATATTTAACTGATGAAGACTTCCATAAAACGGTACACAACCAATTAAATACACAACTGAAAAAAGAAGACTAACTACGTTATGAAAGAAGGTTATATTAAACAAGAGGATAGAAAGAAAATCCTATTACTTTGTGACGATATTAGAATGACGAGCGGTATATCCACTATGGCTAGAGAAATAGTAGTGGGTACCGCTCATCACTTTAATTGGGTCAATTTAGGAGGTGGTGTAAACCACCCTGAAGAAGGTAAAAAATTAGATATTTGTGCTAGTACTAACGAACATGCTGGTATTGAAGATTCTAGTGTATTTATTTATCCTGTAAAAGGATACGGCACTATAGAATTTGTACGCCAAATCATCAAGAATGAAAAACCAGATGCAATGATGATCTTTACAGATCCTCGTTATTGGATTTGGTTATTTCAAAATGAGCATGAGATAAGAAAACAAATGCCTCTTATTTATTTAAACATTTGGGATAGTATTCCTTACCCAATGTATAATAAATCATACTACGAGTCATGTGATGCTTTACTAGCAATTAGTAAACAAACAGAAAACATTAATAGGGTTGTATTAGGAGAGGCAGCTGAAGAAAAAGTAATTAAATATGTTCCTCATGGAATAAATGAAAATATTTTCTTCCCTATCACTGAAGATAAACCTGAATATTTAGCTTTACAAGAGTTTAAAAAACAATTGTTTGGTGATAAAAAATATGATTTTACATTATTGTATAATGCTAGAAACATAAGACGCAAATCAGTACCTGATTTAATGTTAGCATGGAATAAATTTCGTTCTCAATTAACCAAAGAACAAGCAAGTAAAACTTGTTTGGTAATGCATACTCATGTAAAAGATGAGCATGGTACTGATTTAGAAGCAGTACAAGACATGATATTTGGTAAAGAAGGTGGAAATATTATCTTCTCTCAAGGCAAACAACCAGCACAAGTAATGAATTTACTTTACAATGCTTGTGATGCAACTGTATTACCTAGTAGTAATGAAGGATGGGGTTTAAGTTTAACTGAATCTATGATGTGTGGCAAACCTATTATAGCTACAGTAACAGGTGGTATGCAAGACCAAATGCGATTTGAAAATGAATTAGGTGAGTGGATTAAATTCACTGAAGAGTTTGGTTCTAACCATAGAGGTAAATATAAAAACTGTGGTGGGTGGGCATTCCCCGTATTTCCAAACAATTTAAGTTTAGTAGGTTCTCAACCAACACCTTACATATTTGATGATAGAGCTGAACCATTTGATATTGCTAAACAAATTTCAGTAGTATATGGTCTTAAAACAATAACACCTCAAAACTTTAAAGAAAGAGGTCAAGCAGCTTACAAATGGGTAACATCAGATGAATCAATGATGTCAGCTAGATTGATGTCTAAAAATGTTATAGATGGTATTGAAGAAACATTTAAAAAATGGACTCCAAGATACACATATGAATTGATTCCTATTGAAACCCCTGATCAACCACAACATTATAATCCTTATTTAATAGCAGAATAGTTATGAAACCAGTTATAGCAATTAGTTGCCCAATAGATACATTTAGTGG